AGGTAGTGTTGTAATTGAATCAAAATATCCTGTGACTGGTGTTGCATCTACATTTGGATTAGGCACAGTTGCAGTCGTGGGTGATGCTAATGTTTTCCCAACTGGAGTGGAAGCAACATTTGCTGTAGGCACACCTAAGTTAACAATATGGAATGGTGTGGATGATAGTCAAACAGTAATATGGACGGAGGTTAATACAGGATAATGGCAGACTCAACTATATTAAATTTAAATTTACAAACAACAGGATCTAACTCTGGAACTTGGGGTAATGTAACAAATGAAAATTTACAAAAATTAGAATCAGCAATAAAAGGTTATGTATCAATTGCAATAACAGGAACTACACAATCATTAAGTGTTTCTAGTGGTGGCACCACAGATGAACAAAGTAATGTGGCAATAAAATTAACTGGCACATTAGCAGGTAATACAGTCTTATCTTGTGAAGCAGTAGAGACTTGGTACATCATAGATAATGCTACTACCATGAGCACTCACAGTTTAACTTTTAAACCATCTGGTGGAACTGGTGTAGATTTGGTAGCAGGATCTAAACATATTATTTACACAGACGGAACTACTGCATTTGATGTGTCGGCTGATTTTGGAAATGTTAAAGCAAATGGAACATTAGAAGCAACTGGTAATGTTTCTTTTGATGGTGGCACATTTACATTCAATGAATCATCAGCAGATGTTGATGCAAGATTTGAGGGTAATGGAGATATTAATTTATTGTTTACTGATGCAGGTAACGATAGAGTTGGTATAGGAACAAACACACCAGCAGCTAAATTAGAAGTTGATCAAAATGCTTCAGCAGGTGCAATACCTGTTATTGATTTGGATCAAGGTGATGATGATCAGCCTTTTGTAAATTTTGCAGGAACCTCTGCAGCTGACAGTAGTAAGAGTTTATCTTCTGCTACAGCAACTGCGGGTAATAAAGTTGGTGCAATACAAGTTAAAATAAACGGAACAGTTCGTTGGATTAGATTTTACGATTCAGCAGTGTAGGATAGTAGATGCCTCTAGCAAACATACAAATAGCTCCTGGTATAGATAAACAAAACACTGAGTATGGAGCGCAAGGTCGATGGATAGATTCAGACAACGCTAGATTTAGATATGGCCTACCAGAAAAAATAGGTGGTTGGTCTAAAATTACTCCTGATGCTCTTGTAGGTGCTAATAGAGGAATTATAACTTGGAATGATTTAAATGGTGCTAGTTATACAATGTTAGGCACCAATAAAAAATTATATGTTTTCACTGGTGGTGTGTACTACGATATTACTCCTGTCCGCGCAACTGGAACAGGAAACATAACTGCTTTTACTACAACTAACACATCTACCTCTGTTACTATAACAGATGCAGATCACGGTGCCAAAGAGGGAGACTTTGTTACTATTGCTAGTGTGTCAGGTGCAGTAAACGGAATATCTCAAGCTAATCTTCAAGGTGAGTTTGAGATACAATCAATCACTTCTACTTCTCAATATGTAATCATAGCAAAAGCTGCTGCAACAGGCACAGGCACTGTTAGTAGTACAGCCGATGCTACATATCAAATCAATACTAATCCAGCCACTTCTTTAGCTGGTTATGGTTGGGGATCTGGAACATGGGGTTTGTCCACATGGAATACATCAAGAGAAACTGTTAGTGGTGCAGAAGCTGTTCAGCTAGATTCAGGTAAATGGTCTTTGGATACTTGGGGGGAAGATGTTCTAGCACAACAGCAAAACGGTAGACTATATTATTGGGATACTTCATCAGGAACAGGAACAGTTGCATCAAGCACACCTGTTTCTAATGCACCTACGGCTAGTAGGTTTGTTTTAGTATCTGGTACAGATAGACATGTTATATGTTTTGGCACTCAATTAATAGGCACTACAACACAAGATGATATGTTTATTAGATGGAGTTCTCAAGAAGATGAGAATGACTGGACACCAACTGCAACAAATACTTCAGGGTCACAAAGATTGACAGACGGCAGTAGATTAATAACAGCAAAACGTTCTCGTGGTGCAGTGTTAATATGGAGTGATACTGCTTTATATCAAATGCAATTAGTAGGAGATCCTTTTGTTTTTGGATTTTCTCAATTAGGATCTAACTGCGGAGCCATAGGACTACACTCTGCTGTAGAGGTTAATGGTGTATCTTATTGGATGGGTAAAGACTCATTCTTTCAATTTGATGGTTCTGTTAGAAAAATACCTTGTTCGGTTGAAGATCATGTTTTTGGTAATATATCAGAGGGGAATCAAAGAGATACATTTACAGCAGCTAATAGTGAGTTTAATGAAATTACCTGGTTTTATGCTACAGAAAACGCTACACAAATAGATAGATGTGTAACCTACAATTATGCAGAAAGAGTTTGGAGTGTAGGAACATTGTCTAGAACTAGTTGGGCAGATAAAGGAGTATTTCAATATCCTTATGCATCGGAGTTTAATCCAAATGATACGACAGCAACTATTAGCACGATAACAGGATTAACTGCTGGTAGAACATTTGTTTACGCACATGAGTTTGGAAAAAATGATGATGGAACTGCAATGACATCTTTTGTAGAATCAGGAGACTTTGTATTACCTGAGGCAGGAGAAAACTTAATGTCAGTAAAAAGATTTATACCTGACTTTAAAAATTTATCTGGAACAGTTGATGTAACATTAAAGTTTAGAACTTATCCTGCAACAACACAAATAAGTCATGGACCTTTTGCAGTTACAACATCAACAGAGAAAGTAGACACAAGAGCCCGGGGTCGTCAAGGTGCGTTGAGAGTAGAAAGCAATACTTTAGATTCTTCTTGGCGTTTTGGAACTTACAGGGCAGACATTAGAGAGGGTGGTAGAAGATAATGGCAATGTCAAGAACATCTATGAGAAATCAAATATCTAAAGGTGGTAAAAAGAAAATAAAAAAAATAGCGAACGCTTTGAACAAAGCATCTAGAAAACATGCTGGTCAAGCAAGAAAATTAAGAGGTATGATAAGTGGCAGGAATTAATATACCAAGATTACCGACAGCTTCTGAAGAATATGATTCAGAACAGTTTAACAATTTAATTAGATCGTTGGATCAATTAATATTATTATTAAACAGTTCATATACACCAGAAATATTAAGAAACGAAGATGAACAAATATCATGGTATTTATCTTAAATGGCTAACACATATACAAATCATAAGGTAGATCTTACAACAACAGATTTAACCACTTTGTATACAATACCAGATGCAACAACTGCTATTATAAAAAGCATAGTAGTTTCAGATGATTCAGGTAGTGGTAGCACCATTACAGTTAATATAACAGACAGTGGAGCCAATGTTTTTAACATAGTTTCTGCAAAAACAATAAGTGCCGCAACTCTTACAGAGTTACTGTCTCAACCCTTGATTGCTAAACAAAATGAAATTATTAAGGTTCAAGCAGGTAATGCTAACAGATTACATGTTATCTTATCGGTGCTTGAAATAACATAATTATTGATATATGGTGAAAAAATGCCTATAAAAGATGATGGAGTAGTAGAATATGTTGAAGTCAACGGTGAAATGGTACCAAAGATCGTTGTCCCAGCAGAAGTAACTATTACAAACATAAAAACAGGAAAAGAATACGGCTCTGACAAAGAGGCAGAAGATGATGTAAATGATCCATCAACTGAGACAAAGACAGAAGATATAAGAAGAGATGTTCTTATTAAAGCAGCCATTCATGAAATCATTAAATCGGAGGTAGGTGAATAATGGGTTTATTTGATAAAGCAATAAAAAATGTAGTAAAGGCAGTAAAACCTGTACTACCTTTAGCGGCTATGGTTGCAGCCCCTTATCTTGCTCCTAAAATAGGAGCCATGTTAGGAGGCAGTGGTTTAGGTTCATTGTTCGGTGGATATGCATCTAGGTTTGGTGCATTACCAATGGCACTTAAAGCACCACTGACAACAGGATTAACTAATTACGGAATAGCAAAATTACTTGGACAAAAAAATCCAGAACGTGCAGCATTGTATGGTGCTGTATCCTCTTTACCTTTTGCATATATGAAAGCAAATGCTTTAGCTAATACAGGTATTTTAAACGAAGCGGGTGAGGCAGTGACTGGTATGGATTTAATGTTTGCACCAGGAGGAACACAATTCACATCACCAGCCGTTATGGGAGAACCATTTGTAAGTGGTTATGAACAAATAGCTGATGTAGGCACAGGTACTTTTGTACCTAATTATGATGCACCTATCATGTCACAAA